CTGAGTCTGCTACAGATTGGACAGGGAACGCCCCTGGACGTGCAAGACGTGGACCAAATCGCATCTGTTTCCACTTGTCGATGTACCAATAGTAATCACCGCTAGCCTGCACCAATGTATCCATCTCGTTTGCGTAGTAGGTGGCAAATGGCGTCGTGATCGGGTGCAACTGCGAGATGGTGGCACCTGTTGCGATGGATGGGCCACGAACACAAGCAACAAGCGTGAACAACTGAGGCATCACTGACGGGTCTGAGGTGGTCATGGTGACTTTGGTGTACAAGACCTGCCCTGACAGGTTCGTGCCGAGAGGTTGTATCCAGAGTTGGTAATATCTGGATGTGCCACCATCGTTGCGAATGCCACATGCACCAGCAGCAAGAGGTGACGTATCAAGGTAGGACTGTTTGCAGGTGCCATCCCAGTACACGTTTATCAAACCACCCTGCATGGTCACTCTGATACGGTGGAATGTGCCTCTCGTGAACGTGATGGACGACGCCGAGCCGAGCAGCGTGCGTGTGCCACTGCTGACCTTGTAGAGCCTCAACTGATTGGTGAAACCACCTGACGAACTGGCATCGTACACACCCAACTCATAGAAGTTTAGGTTGTCCACCTTGCGCCACGCCATACCGCCTGCATCGCTCTCATCCATATCTACCAGCATATCCACGTCAGATGTTGAGATGGCATTGTTGAGATAGAGTGCTGACGAGCCGCCAACGAGCGTGATGTTGCTGTCTGCCGTGTCGTAGGTCACGCTCGCTACACTGCCACCACTCTTGTTTGTGCTCGTGTAGTTTGAGAGCGTGTTCGTGGCAAACAAGTCTTGTGTGGCGTCAGGTTGGTTGGTCCAGTAACTCAGAGAGGCACCTGCGCCACTTCCTCCAACTGTTGTCCAGGTAGTGGCATCTTGCGATGTGGCAACGGTAAGCGTTGTGCTCGTGGGAACATTGGCGTTCCACATCACATTGCTGCTATCGACATAGCCAACGGGTGTGAGTGAGAGTGCAGGTGAGATGCGTGTGCCTGTCACGGTGCCATAGTTGCCGCAAATTCTGGCATAGAGACCCGTGATAATCGGGATGTTCAGAGAACTCCCGCTCGAATACAAAATGACTTGAAGGAGCAGGCTTTTGCCAGAGACGTTCGTGCCAGATGTTAGTCCTGGGATGGTTGCTCCATTCGTGCATTGTTGCCACGTTGTTCCACCATCTAGGGAAGCAACCACCATTGCTGTTGATTGTGTTGCCCCTGTCGCATTCTCTTCATTCCAGACAACCTGTGTATTGCCGCACGTCCCAAGAGAGGTAAGCGCAATGCTAGGACTTGTCCACGTTCCCGTCGAAACAGGCGTCATCGTGAAGTTGTCAAAGGTCGCAGTAACATTTGATGTGTTGGTTGTCCACAGGAGAAATCCCACACCACCAGCGGCAGTGGATGTATTATCAAACGCGTCAAAGACTGGAGATGTTGCATGATTCCAATACAACGTGTGTCGATTGTTCATAATAGCATACTTGACGTGATACGTTGTATTGGACGACATGCTTTGTGACACGTTGATGAATGGGGTGTTTATTGAGGAGAAACTATTCATGAAAATAGTTCCTCCTGAGAAGGGAACAAAAACAATCTTAGAGTTAGAAAGCGTCATCGCATATCCGTTATTGAAGCACACTCCCCCGACCGGGCCGCCTCCACCCGTTGAAGTGATCGGGTCAATGAGCCCCTGCCCACGATACACAAGCCCCGCATAGGTATTTACGCTAATATCCGACAGCGCAATATCAAACTCGATTATAAAATTTGCCGATGTGCCTGCAAAATCCAATCGTGAAAGTGCGCCAGCAGCGAATGTGGTCCCGTTTGCTTTCAGCGTCATCACATATTTTCCCGATGATGCAGAGTCGGAACCTGTGCCTACGTTTGATGCAGCCGTATAGGAAAAAGTCTGCCCGGCTTTGGAGTGGCTCGTCCAATCACGTGAATACGTCCCGTACTGCGTCAGGTCATTGCTGCTATTAAGTCCGGTTCCGTTATAAGTACCCGTATTCCATGTCGTCGCATTCCCGTATGCTGCCACCACATCGGTTGTGGTTTGTGCCGCCGCGCTATTGATGGTTACATTGACCTGAAGCAGTGACGGAATGGCTGATGGGTCGGAACCAGCAGCAAACGATTCCATCAAATACAGAGAAAGCCCTGACACATTTGCACCTGCTGGTAGCCCTGGCAATGGCTCATTGTTGGCACACGGGAGCCAAGTTGAGCCATCGTAACTTGCCAGCAGAACGAGCGATGAGGGCGTATTTGCTGGAGGAACAGTCGTTGTCGTTGTGTAGGGCGAAACGGCTGTACTGACTGAGGGGCCATTGGTGGGCAGGCTTGCCGTCCATGAAACATTGCTGTTTTGCACGAGTCCCACACCACTGATACTGTGTGCAGGTGAGACGCGAGAAGAGATGGCAGGGCGGTAGACGTTAACCACACTTGCGATGACAGCAGAGGAGAGATAACCGCCACCTGTTGAAATGGCGGGTGGATTAAGTTGTGTTGTGGTTGCTGTTGTGCTAAAAAACGGACTGCCTGACGCACTGCCAAGATAGATATTTTTAACGTATGCCGTGTAGTATCCAGCGGCAGATCCGGTAATGAACGCCGAAACATTCGTGATGGTCTTTCCCGAGAGCGAACCAATCGAGATGGTTCGTGTGTACCAGGCATCTTTTGCGTATCCGCTCAAGTCTGTGAGGACATCTACAGACAGATTGTTCTGATCGAAGAGTCCTGTGTTGTTATTGCTGTCAACATTTCCAATTTGCAGTGTGAATTCTGTCCCATCACTACAGTAAAAATCTACACCTGCTAGAAATGCGGGACTGGTAGAACTGATCCAGACATCATAATTGAATGTATCGTTGGCAGCAATAGTTTTCGATCCTGACCAAATCTGCGCATAGGCCCAGGTGCCGATATATTCCCCTGTTGCGCTATACCCGCTTCCAGAGGCATACGTAGCAGAGCCAGCCGTGCTAATTGAGGCTGGCAATGGAAGCTCTGCTGTTAGTTTAATCGCGCTTTGCGTCGTTGGTTGCAGACTGTTGCTCGTTGCCGTCATGTTCGTGAGCGTGCCGCTGGCAAAGTCGCTTGTGGTCTGCTCAGTAAGCGTAAATTGTGTGCCTGCCCTCGCCAACTCCAAATCACCAGTATTGCTGGTGATAGGAGGCGTACTGGTATTCGGCGCGTAGGTAAAGGGCGAGGTCGTGGTGGTGGCAACTGTGCCTGAGAGCGTGCCTTGCCCGAACGTGGTAGGCGTGTAATCCGACTCTAGCGCAAAGGCACCCGTTACCCCTTCCTGACTCAATGTTTGCTGGATGAAGTCGCACACCATATCCCCTGCTGACCAGTTGAGATAATTCGTGGTATTGGCTCGTTTGTCTGCGAGATAGTGTGAGTCCATGAAGGTCATTTGGTGCTCAGTCTGTGCGTTGATATTCCCAGCGCTCACTTTGCTGACCTTATCGCTATTGACGGCACCTGTATAGAGCAGACCTTGATCGTGGTCGCTAAACTGCACTGGTTGACCACGCTGATAGGAAAGTGTGCCTGCTGCATCCTCACCAGTAAGCGAGAGGATGGAACGTTGATCGAGGGCATCTGCCAACGTGAAGGACTGGTCTCGTACCGGCAATCCGCTATTCGCAACCTGGAAACTAGATGCACCGACAAGGCAGTTGAGACCATCAGGCGTACTCACCATCATCGGTGCAATGATCATCCCATCGTTGTAGACGCCCTGTGTGGCACTGTTCGAGACGTACACGGTGAATACATCACTTGCCCAGGCCGTTCCTGCATTGAAGACAAATGCATCCATATACAGGGTGTCACCAGCGATAAATTGCCAGGGCCATGAAGCGAGCGCTGATGGTGTGGTGTACACAGTCTTTGTGGTTGAGAAGGATTGAGCAGCGAGCGTTGAGACACCAATGTTGTAGTACGTGCCATCCATCGTGCGACGGTAGTAGCGCACAACGAGCGTTGCCCCTGTCTTTGTCGTGCCACTCTTTGCTAATGTGAAGGCACTAGACCACGAACCGGCGAGGATCATGTTCCCTGCGAGTGAGATAGACCACCCTTTGCCCGTTGGAGATGGAAGCGCTGAAGTGCCCGACGAGGTGCCCCCTTGTGCAAGCAGTTCTACATAACTATTGGTGCCAGATGCAGGCGTGGTGACGGTGAAACTGGTCTCAACCCCTCCTGCCACCGTTGACATCTGATCTGATTGGGTAAGACCTCCAATAGATGAGGCGACGTTGGAGGCATAAAATACCGCACTCGTGGTGAGCGATGTGGTGGCCGGGATGGTACGTGAGCGTGTTGTGGTGAGCGCAGCGCTAGTGGGCACGGTGCGTGAAATGGTGGACTGGAGAGCAGCCGTTGAAGGAATGGTTCTGCTTACTGTGTTTGCGAGTGAGGCACTAGCGGGAACAGTCCTACTTGTTGTTTGTAGAAGTGCCGCTGTTGCCGGGATCGTGCGCGCATTGCCTGTTGATTGGAGCGCCGCCGTACTGGGGATAGTATGGCTCACAGTGCCTTGTAGGGCAGCACTAGCGGGAACCGTGCGTGATACTGGTTGGCTGAGAGCAGCACTAGCAGGTATGGTCCTGCTAAATGTATTCGCAATGGCTGCTGTTGCCGGGATAGTTCGTGAATTCGTGGACTGAAGAGCAACGGTAGCAGGTACGGTGCGTGGATTGGTCGATTGAAGAGCAACAGTGCTGGGAACAGTCCTTGCAATCGTGGACTGAAGAGCCGCTGTAGCAGGCACGGTGCGTGAGACGGTGGTGGCAGCAGGTGTGAAGGTGCTTGTTGACACCTGCATGTCATTGGCTACACCCGCTGTGGCTGAGTTCGAGACGTAGTTGGTAGGATTATCCCCACCGGCATTGGCGTTGTTGTCATACCACCACAAATCGACATAGATCCCATCACCCGATCCGGTGGTAACGGATGACATCGCCGTAGCACTGAAGGTATAGGTGGTCTTTGCTGTTGAGGTATTCGAGACAGTGATAGAGCCAATGCTGGTATATGTGCCTGATGAATATTTATAGAAGCGAATGACGGTCTGTACGCCTCTGCTGACGCTGGAATGTGTATGCACTGCTGACCAGTTGCCAGCTGCAAACGATCCTGCGCCACACCACCAAATCCAGCCGTTTCCCGTTGGAGCTGGCAAACTTGCAACAGCCGTACTCGCTCCCCCCTGACTCCGTATCTCAGCGTACGGATTAGAGGTGCTAGCAATCGTGGTGGTGTTGCTGGTTTCTGTACCTCCACTTGTCGTAGACATCTGACAAGCAGTAGACAGAATAGTATCGGCTACATTACTTCCATAAATTGTAGACACGTTTTACTCGTTTTCTATCTACAAAATCCCCAATACAGCGGCGCAGTCGTAATGCATATCGGTAGCGTTGGCGGGTAATGTGCCACTTGCCAGCGTCTTCAACCTGCTCAGGTCGCCTATAAAAGCGAGGATGGTGTTCTGATCCTCTGTAGCAATGCCAGCGGTGGTCATGTTGGCGGTGGTCATATTCTGGTTGTAACTTTGGTATCTTTGCTCCACCCAGGAGAGGAACGTGCGCATTTGCTGGGCATCGTTTTGCAGCATGAGTTGGATGTTCGCTGCTGACATAGGAATTACAGACATGATGGATGAGTCCTTTCTATACTGCTTGGAGATCGTCACTCAGAAGCGTTGAACCGTCGTCGCTGATGAAGAGATAAACCGCTTTATCATCGCGTTTCCACCCGATGCAATGCACCGTTGGACGTGGCGTACTTTCATCTGCAAGTGGATTGATCTCCACACTTCGGCGACGGAAAAACACAGGCGTAGCGCCCTGTGGGATGTTCACGCTATGCGAGGCACCATCTTGTAAGGAGAGGAGAAGCAGCGTCTTCACACGTGCATGGTCCACCTCTGCAAATCCACGCCCCTCTTTACGGTCGTACTCAGCAATGCATGTGTCATCGGTATAGAGCGCACCCCACGTATAGGCTTCGTGCTGTGTGGGTGCGTGGGCGATTGAGAAGCCGAGACTGTATGCTTCTTGTTCTGTTTGTGCTGTATCGAGCAAGGGTATCTCCTTGAAAACAAAATGAGCCGTATCAATGCGATATGGCTCTAAAATGGCTCCGGTTGTATATTTAGTTTTTAGTATGAGATGTGTTTAGGGTAAAAGAGGCTCAGGCTTCATCGAAGCATCCCCCTTTTTGGTAGACCAAAACTTTCTTGCGCGGGCTGCTTTTGATTTTTCGCTAAGGATGCGCTTATGCTCCTCAGTAAGCGGCTTACGCTTTGGCATGATCCGAGGTTTACGGCTTCCTTCGCTCCATCTCTTTCTGTTTGATTCTGCAATTTTCGCTTTCCATTCTTCGGATTTCTTCGTATTGCGCTGAGCATCGCTGATTGCCTTCTTGTGCTGTTCTGATAACGGTTTGCCAATGCGAAGAAGCCTGAGTTTTTGCTTCGTCTCTTCAGTATGCTTGCCCCCATATCGAGACATGGCAATGGGGTTGGTGTTATAGCGAATGTCAACGTAATAATCCAGCCAGTACTGCTCTCTTTCAAGTAGTACCTCTTGTGTGCATTCTTCAATAATGCCAAATTCAAAACGATCCTTGCCTGAACGCCTCCAAGCGGTTTGAAGTTTCTGACAATGATGTCGGCTTTCCTCAAGTGCTTTGCGATGATTTTTCCATCGCCTTTCAATATTTGAGGAACTTCCAATATACACTCTCCCAGTATTGAGATTTCGGATATAATAGACTCCGACCATGTGGTATGATCTCCTTTTTTCTTATTGAAGAGATTATACCACTAGGCTTTATCATAAATCAAGCCTCATCATATGAAAGTACTATATTTCCAAGAGATATAGCGGAACCAGCGCCCCCTACGTACGTGTTGTCAACAGACATTACACAAACGCATAGTCCCCCATTGGGTCCAGTGCTACCGCTCGATACACTAGAACCATCATACTGGGTTGCGGTGGTTGTCATAGCGGTATATCCGGCAGGCGTAGCACCGTTAGAACCGCTAGAAGCAGGACGATTGCCTGATGCTGCTTGAGCGTAGGACGCAACGGCAACGGCTTTCCAGAAAAGTCCAAGTCCTGTTGTGAGGCTACCCGACATCTTGACAGTCCTGTTTGAGAGAGTCGTGGTTCCAGCCACTGTTACCGCAATGACGAAATTTTTAATCCACGAGAAATTTGTTCCCGTCGTGGTCGGTATCGCAATCGGCGTGGTCGAAGTCGCCGAATCTGCGAGATTGAAAGTGCATCCTGTCTCCACGTTGGCGTAGGATGGACTGGCTCCAGTCGCTAGTTGCGCTTGACACGTCGCAGCGCCCATAGTGCATATACTCCTTCTCTATATCTAAACTGCTTTAATAGCCTCTGTAACCCGCTGTTAGCCTCATGTTTGCCGCGAGGGGAATGCCAATCTGTGAGATGACAGCATCGCCGATTTGCAGGTGCAGGTTGAGTGATTGCGGCATGTTGCCACCACCACCAATCGAGATGGGCGTGAAACCACCGCCACCTGTTCCGTTGGCAAGCATGCGGGGTGACGAATAATTTGCCATGTCCTGCATTGGATAGACCGACGTACCGGCAGGCAAATTGACGAACGTTGCGCCCTGGTCGAACAAGGCATAGCGACCGTTGTACTCAGCAACCTCAGTACCCTCTTCACCCACAACAGCAGCTCCACCACTGAATCCAGACACGCCCGATGCAAAAAATGGCACTGATGGGATAGAGATGCCTGAGAACATCCCGCTCATGGCGCTATTAATCATTGATCCGAGATCGGGCGGTGATGGCACCGTGATGCCACCGAACATGCCTGACATCGCACCTGAAATCATTGCGCCAACATCAGGAGGCTCAGGTGGTTTAATCCCGCCAAACATGCCCGACATGGCACCTGAAATCATTCCGCCGATATCCGGTATGCTAGGCATCGAAATACCACCGAACATACCACTGAGCGCGCCTGATATTGTCCCGCCGATGTCGGGGATGGATGGGATGGTGATGCCTGAGAACATCGAGCCGAGTTGTGAACTGATCTGAGATCCGATATCAGGGATGGACGGTAGAGAGATGCCTGTAAATGCACTACTCAGTCCCGCTGTAAGACCTGATAAATCCAAATGCGGCAATGAGATACCAGAGAATGCGCTGCCCAATCCTGCCGTGAGTCCTGATAAATCGAGATGTGGCAACGGAATACCAGAGAAGGCTCCACCAAGCCCTGCTGACAAACCAGAGAGGTCCATATGTGGCAATTGGATACCTGAGAAATTGCTTCCTAACTGTGCTGACAAACCAGAGAGGTCCATATGTGGCAATTGGATGCCACTGATCTGCTCAGATGCCTGCTCACCAATCTGTGGACCAATGGTGCTCGCCTTCGCATTGTGGACCAGGATGCCGTTCGCATAGTAGGTGTGAGCAGCATTGACAGTGATGTTAAATACTGGCGTTATCTTATCGATCTGGATAGAGACAAGACGACAGAGTGTGCCATCGGCAGTGTAAATATCATCTCCTGCTTCCAGTGTGGTGACAGGCAAACCAGGGTTCTCTCGCTTCGTGCTCTCAGGTGAAATAGACTTCCAGCCTTGCGTTGTGGCGATTGGGTGTGAGTCGGTGGTGAGCAGTACCGTTGCATTTGAAAATATGAGTTTATAGGTTTGTTTGGCTGGGAACATGATGCAACCGATAACGGCTGCGTGGATTTGCTTCGTCCCGTCATGGGCTAGCACCTGTTCATCAACACGAATCATCTCGATAGGCTTCTCAGTGCCATCTGCCATGAGAACAGGCGTACCAGCGACGAAACAACCACCTGTCGTGAAATTCGCGCTACCCATATTGCCACCACCAAAGAGGCCGCTCCACAGGTTGTTCCAATCTTGCCCGATGCCGCCAAAGAAGCCGCCGATATTGCTGAAGGCTCCGCCTATAGCACCTGGAATACCGGAAAAAAACTTGTCGGCTCCTGGGAACATAGTATCTATCGCACTTCTTCTTGGCCCTGGCTGTCCAGTATCACCGAAAAGAGCACCAAATCCATTTACGCTTGTAGGTGAACTGTTGTCTGTCCCAGTGTATGTTCCAGTAAAACCACCAGTACTCGTACCTATAGGACCACCACGACCAGTAAAAAAGTCAGCGGAGCCACCGCCACCCGGATTCCCTAACGAGTCTAACCATGCCAAATTCGGATCTTCAGGGACATTGCCATACACGCCACCATTTGCACGTACTACCTGAGCCTGCAAAATTTCATTCATGGGGTCCGTTGGCCCATATGTCCCAGCATAGTGCGAGATATCCCACGCTGCCTGCTTTTGCACGGCTTTCCCGTAGGCGCTCTGGTACGAAGCTTGTGCAGCGAGCAACTGAGGATTATTTGCAGCCTGGTTCAATTGATCAATTTGTGCCTGCATCGGGTTGGCGTTGATTGGCCCTATCCCTGGAATAGAGGTCAATCCGAACATGGCCCCCAAGCCTTGAATGCCGCCTGGAATGTCTACCCCTGAGACGATTTTCCCTAGATTGAATGCTATTCCAATAGCGCCCCCTATTGATTCACCAGCCGCTTTCGCAACACCGCCCATATCAGCAAATTGAGCATCGAGAATATCTAAGGTGGGCATGATAGCTTGCCCGAAGCTCTCAGAAAATTGTCCCCCGACTCTTTGTATAGTTTGCCCTAATGCATCGACTGTTCCTGTGAAAGTCCCGAATGAGTGCGCAGCCGGGCCTTCAGCCATGGCGGCTGAGTTGTACATCGCCTGCCCGACTTGCTGCACCGCCATGCCAATCATTTGGACAGCCATCAGCGGCATTGCAATGTCATTGAGCACGCCCATGAGTCCTGTGGTGGCATTGCCGAATGCTTCACCGAAGCCAATCGACTCAGCCATTTTAGGTAGAGGTCCGTACAAATGCTCACCGACGCCGCCAAACTCATTGATGGCAGCGCTTGCTTTGCCTACCGATTCACTAACACCGTTGAACTGCGCTGTAAACTCGTCAGCACTGCTCGCTGACTCATGGAACGCTTGCCCAATCGATTGCACACCGGAAGACGCTTTATCCAACACCTGATAACTGATATCGCTCGTCTTTGCCATCTTATCGAGCATGGCAACGCTGTCTTCGCTAATAGAGGAGGTAAAGTCATCCCATGTTTGCCCTGTTTCCTGTAAGTGCTGCCCGATCAGCGTAAAAGGTGTCGGACTGGATAACGCTTCCTGGAAAACTTCTGTATTTCTCACGAAGTCATCCAAACCAAACGCTTTCGGATCGAATGACGTTGAGACCGTATGCATGCTTTCTGCAAACTGAGGCAAAAGCGGGATGGATTGCGATATCGACTCGCCTACCTGTGCGAAACTTTCACCGGCCATGCTCACCTGTGTTTGCATGGATTCCGCATTTTTTGCGATGGCTTGCATAGGTGGAGCAGCTTCTTGCAGCATTGACACGGTGGTTTCGACCGGCTTTTGCAGTGACTCATACGCCATGCCTGTAGACTCGATAACAGCCTGATGCTCTGAGAGAGTGCCACTCATCTCAGCTATGGTAGAGGTGCCACTTTCTACGATCCTCGGCAGTTCATTCAGCGCACTGGAAAAGCCTCTCGCACTCTCCGCATTAGACGCTAGCTGCTCATCAAGCCCTGACAATCCCTCACCTGCATTCCCAGCACTTGCCCCAACACCACCTGCTGCCTCAGCGAGTGATGCTAAATCTTCTTTTGCTTGTTTTATACCTTCGCCATTATATTCAATGGACACTCTCGCCTTAACTTCACCCGCATCTGCCATATTCTTTTTCACCTCCTCTCTTTTGCAATTATCCGAACAGTATTTCGGTGTTCATTTGCCGTCGTTGTGGTACGCTTTGCCGTGCCTGTGGTAGCGTGTTCGTAAAGCCTTTGAAATGCTGCGCAAATTCTGGCTTTGTCGTATCGATGATTTCCTCGTCCTCATCATCGTCCACGACCCGCCTCCCTGATTGCGTCTTTCCTCCAACGAATGCTCTGTTCACAGCAAGAGCCATGCGCTGTGTTTGCACCTCATCGTCAACCAGTAAGTAGGCCAGCCATCCCGCCAGTTCACCGCTCGTCTGATCCCGTAGAAAATCCTCTACGTGCCGATATCCCAACCGCTCAGTCAGACGGTACGCGTTATAGAGCCAGCCTTTTTCTAGTTTTTTTTCGCGTTTTCGATGTCACCACTGCCTAGCATTCCTGAGAGACGCATGATGGTCAGGAACAACCGTACAATCGCGCCGCCGCTCTGCTGTTCCTTGAGTGCTGATTTGTGTGCATCCGAGAAGACACGATTGCCTGTGGTCGGGTTGAAGCACCCGTACAGCACGACTAAGTGTGCCACCCTGCTATAGTTGGTGGTCTTTGTCGTGGCGTCGTATGCCTGCCCTTCGACAGCAATACGCCCCTCACCGTTGAGCGCGCGGCACAAGATTTTGACATTCCACTCAGGCACTTCCACTTCTTCTTCTGCTGGCTTCTTGCTCAGAATGTGCTGCAAGAGCGCATTGTCATCGGTGAAGGTCTGCCACGTGGTATCGTGTCCGTTCGGCGACGGCGCTTCTTGTGTGGTATCTAACTCTGCTGTTTCTGCCATGTGTTTGCTTTCTATTACATTTGCTTGACATTGGTTGTGTTGAAGGTGTTGGACAACACGGCATACACAGGTCCGGTTGCTGTGAAGTTCACTGTTTCCTTCTCGATGTCATTGGCTGCGATGTTGAAGGTCTCGCCAGTTGGCAGAGCATAGAACTGATAACGCTGCCCGCCAGCTTCGTTGAACCACAACTGGCAGAGGATAATTCCACCAGACACGTTGATCTGCCCCACGCCAGAGGAAATCATCTCGTTCAAGATGCGAGCATCGGCGGCGAAACAATCCACGCTCCACGTCACCGACTTCAGCGTACCCGTGTAGGTTGCCCATCCACCAGGAGCCTGAAATGGCGTGCAGTCCTTCGTGGCACCCTTCATCGAGGCTTTCCACGCATGCGCCCCGTCGAGTGCGGAGAGCGTGAAGTAACTGCCCTGACTGACACGCACAAAGTTATTGGTGCCAACGCTGCGAGCGGTGTTGAACACTATCTCGCCCACTGCCCAATAGTACACGTAGTCCGTGACTGTAGACCAGCCTGTGGTGCCATTCGGACTGCATTGCACTGTTATGCCCGCTGTTGGATCCCAGGCTTGCTTGGTAGAATCCGACGTAAAATAGTGGATGTGGTCGCCACTATCATTAAATGTCAGATTTGAAACCAATGCTGTCGGTGGCGATGTAGAGAGCCAAATATCTCCATTCACCCCAGCTAACGCCCCCATGTGCCTTCACCTCCTCTCTTCATCTGGTTCAAGTTCACGAATACGCAATCGGGCCGTTCCCCGTAAAAGAAAAATCTACCGTTTCTGCATTTTGTGCATCAACGTTGGGATCGATCCCGGTCAATATCGCATCACCAGCAAAGGCATGAGGGGTATTCTGCACGGTAAAGGTCATGCTCACTGTACTGTTCAGCAACGCAAACAGATTGGTTTGAGCCGTATCTGCTGTGTCGAGAAACGCCGTTACTTTTCCTGACCAACTCTTGAGTGTGGCAAGGTTGATGGTCCAACTGCCACTCGCGCCAAATGGTGTAACATCCTTCACTGCACCTTTTAAGCTCAAAGTCCACTTAGATGCATTGGTGAAGGCTGTGCTCGATTCTGACACTGACGCGCCAACCCCGGCAAGTGCTGCCATGGTGTATACTCCTTTTCTCAAGGGGTGGCATAAAAAGAGAGCCACCCCTGAAACAGAAATTTCAGTGTATGGCTCCAGTGGCTCCGGTTGAGTATTGAATTGTTATGGAATTATTTCAGTCTA